CCAATGCCGCCAAAGCCGACGGCCTGCGCGATGATGCCAAGCGCGACCGGGTTCACGGTACGGTTGAGGGTGCGCCAGTCTGCGGCCATGCCATAGCGGTGCTTGCTGTTCGGACTGCCGCCCACGTTTTTGCTGGCATTGTGAACAATGCAGCGGTAGCCGCTGGTGATCTTGAGCGGAACGCCCAGTACATCCCGGATGCGCTGCAGCTTGTCCACCAGCTCTGTGTCGATCATCTGGGCGGTGCACTTACCGCACTGGCACTCGAACTCGTCTCGGGTGAAGTTTTTGCTCAGTGCAGTGGTGTCACCGCGCTGATAGGTTACGATGCTCATAAAATCAGCACCTTTCACAGAAAATCATGACTTTCCAAAAGCTCATCGTAAACGCGGTTGATATTGTCGATGGCATGGACGCACTTGCCATTCGGAAAATTTTTGTGCGTCTGGCAGTACGTTTCATAGTCATGGACGGTATCAAGCATTTCATCGAAGTGCTCTTTCGTATGCCGCCGGTCGTGGAGCAGCTCATCATTGAAACGCAGGATCTGTGTTCTCCAAAGGCTGGCGGTCTGGGCATCGTCCTTGGCGATGTGCTCATCGAGCCTTTCCCGCGTCTCGGTCTGGCACTTCTGCATCGTATCAAGCCGGGCCGTCACATCGGCATTCAGGCGGCGGCCAACAAAGTGGATGATGGCCGACCACGGGTTGATTTTGATGGGAGCGATCTCCACGAGGGTCAGCAGGACGATTGCCGCAGGCGTGACCATGACAGGCCCCCATGCTACCCAGATATCTTTCAGGTTCATTTTGGTTTACCTCCTGCGGGCCAGCAGCTTTTTACGCAGGTCAGCCCACATAGTCTTCGCCCGTGATGTTCTTGTAGTCACCGGCGGTGATTTCGCCCTTGTTTACGCGCCCGGCCAGAACTTTCTTCACGCCTGCACGGCGGGATACGGGCATCTCTGCCCAAGTTTTAGTGCCTGCAATCAGGCGGTTTGCCCAGATAATGTTCATGGTGATACCTCCTTATTCCTTATTCAGCGCTGCGTCCAGCTCACACAGGGCATCTTCCATTTCAGCCACACGGTCGGGCAGCTGTTCGTGCTCCTGCTGCTTCTTGGCTGCGGCTTCCTTCTCCTGCCGGGTGGGCAGATTGTCCTTTTTCCACTGAATCATAGTGACTGTCCTCCTTACTGGAATGCACCGCTGACAGCTTCGATGTAGCCGCCGGTGCCGGATGCACCACGGCTGATGGAAACGCGGAAGTTGAACGCCGCGCCGTTGGCGGCAGTGCTGTTGGTGAACACGATATTCACGCCTTTCTGTACCTCGGCGGTGACATTCTGCCAGACCGGGGACGGGTCGTTGGCGTTGTTCGTGACCTCGACCTTGAAAGCGGCATCGTCAGGGATGTTGCCCGTCACCTGAAGCACGGCAACGGTGATGTCGCCCTCCACGGTCAGAGGTTCGGCCAGCGTCACACTTGCGCTGGTAACGCTCTTCGTGAACGTGGCGTTCAGACTGGTGCTCCCCTTGCCATCGCTTACCTCAACCGTCAGGGTGTGGCTGCCATTCAGGACGCGCTGGAACCCTGCGGCATCGGCGGTCTGCTCAAAGGTCAGGGCCGTGCCACTGGCAACGCCGGTGCGGGTCTTGGTGGTCTTACCGTTCAGCTTTTCGGTGACGGTCAGAGTGTCGCCGTCAGCATCGGTAACGGTATAGTTGAAGTCGAAGGGTGCGTTCTTCTCTCCCAGCGCCGCGCCGCTCTCGCCCACATCAGAAGTCACTTCCGGCGGCTGGTTTTCCGTGGCGAAGCCATCTTTGTCGATATACAGCGTCTCCGGCAGGGTGAAACAGGGCAGGTAGCCCCAGCTATACGTATGCCCATATGTGGTACTAAAACGGCCCCAATGACTGCTGTCTACGCCGCTGAGTGCAACTCCATCATAATAATAATCCTTATCAGAAGAGTCGTGGTGATAAGACACCTTATTGCTCTGGGTTCTTGTCCAGATGTTTTCCCCGAAATCAGTAAAAATATTTTCCAGTCTTTTCCGGGCTACCTCGGAGAGCAAAGTTCCTTCAGGTCTTGAAGATAAGTCGTACACACTTTCGCTTTCTGAAAGTGTGAAGATTGAGGTGCTGAACGTCGTCCTGTTGGCTAAATATTTTGTTTTCCCCATCCAGCCCTTGACGTCAGCGGCAAACTTATGAAAATAAGTAGTGGTGAGCCAATTATAGATGCTACAGGTGTGGGTCTCACCAGACGCGCCATGATCCGTTATTCCCCATGCAATATCGTTTCTTCTGCCGGCGCTGCCGACGCTCGACCACGGGCCGCTCGTCGCCGGACTCTCCCGGCAAAACAGCGTCCGCCCCTTGCCGTTCAGGCCCGACTCATAGTTGTGGTACAGCGCATAAAACTTGACTTTGGTGCTGCCTTCCATCAGGCAGACGTATCCGTCGCCGATGGCTAAGTCTTTGATTTGCATTCAAATCCTCCTTCTCTCAGAACTCCACCCTCGCCTGTTCTGCGTTCCACACGCCGGTGACGGTCAGGCCGTCCAGACTTCCGAACGTGGCGCTGAACGGGTTCTTGGTCACGTTCGTGCTGAACTTCAGCTCAATGGCCTTGATGTTGGCGTTCATCGCGGCCATGCTGGCGCGGATGTCACCATGTGCAGTGTCAGCAGAATTGTGGGTGTCCACGGCCGCGCTGATGCGCTGGTCGGTCTCAGCCTTGGTGTATGCGTCCACCGCCGGACGCTGCGATTCGGTCAAATGGCCGTCAGCATCCAGCGTGGCAATGCCGCCCGGCACGCCGATCTGGTTGTTTTTCACAAAGCTGGAATCATCGCCAACACCCGGCGTTCCGACGTTTACATTTCCCATTGCCATAGGTCATGCCTCCTTGTTTGTTTCGCCCTGAATAATCTGATATTCCGCAGTCAGACTTTCTCCCGGGGCTTTCTTTGCCCAGATGCAGATTTTCCCGTTCTGCGTTTCACAGGTCTGGCAAATGCCGCATTCCGCCGCTGCGGTCAGGCTTCCGGGCGACAGGATAACGTCCGCGCGGTCTGCTGCGGTCACACCTGCGGCAGTGATGTCATGCCGCAGGGGATATTCCTCCCACGTTTCATCTTCCACCCAGCCGTCCGTGCTGATCGTGACCGCCACAGCGGAAATCTTATCGACCTTTGCGTTGTCCATCTCCTTCATCGCTTCCAGCGTTGCTGCGGACAGCTCACTTACCAGACCCGCCGTATACTGCTTGGCTTTCTGCGCCAAAAGTTTAAGGTGGGTTTCGAGTGCGATAGTAATCATTCACGCTTGTCCTCCCTAAAAAGCAGGAGGGGCCGCCCCATGGTAGACCCTCCCTGCGTACTTCTTTGGTAGGTCAATCAGCTTATGCGCCGAAAACCTCGGTCAGCATAGCGGTCACATCAGCATCAGATGCAATGGTCATGCCGTCCAGCTTGGTCTTGTCCGCAGCGCTCATCAGACCTGCGGCAGAGGTGGTGGCATTGTCATAGGTGGTGTCCTGCGCGGGGATGCCCAGAGCGGTGATGTCGTTCTTGGCAACCTTGGTGGTTGCGGTCACATGGCCCAGAGCGTCAACAGTCACCTTGTACAGGCCGCTGGCAGCAGCAGTGTGGGTGGGGTGGACGTACTTGTTTGCGCCATCTGCGATACCGGCCAGCTTGGTCTTTTCGGCGGTGGTGTAGTCGTTGGTGGACAGGCCCTTGCCGGTTTCCTTCTGGACGTAACCGGACAGGTTAACGGTGGTATCATCCAGCAGCTCCATCTTGTCGCCGACCTTGGCGTAGATGTCGTAATGGCCGGTCTTGGCGTTCATCACCAGATACAGGATGTTCTCCTGTGCAGCATCGACTTTCGGCACTGCATCGACCTTCTGGAAGGATGCGTGGCCGGACTTGGAAATAGCGGTGTTGATAGCAGCCACCACCTGCTCGCTGGTCTGGAAGGTGCTGTCGTTGTTCAGCTGGCTGGTCTTGGTGGGCACGGAGATGTTGACAGACTTATCCGAATCAATCGTCTGCGCAGCGCCGTTCACCTTGATACTCTCGATTTTATTGGCCTGTGCGCCGACACGTTCCAGAGTGGTGACGCGGGTGTCCAGTGCATCGGTGGTGGCCTTGGTCTTTGCGGCCAGATTCTTCAGAGCGGACAGACGGACGAGAGCGTTTGCATTGTAAGCCATAATAAAAACCTCTTTTTCTTTCTTGTCTTATAAAATATCCGGCTGTCCAGCCTTTCCGGGCAGCCG